GGCTATTACACCAACCGGTAGCATGTATAGTGATGGTAAGTCCATAGCAGAAGAAGTGAGAGCGCTTACATATCCTCAAAATTTCGGATGTCCTATTATTAGTGCTGGTCAGATTAACAGAACCGGAATGGCAGAATCTAATCCTGAATTGGATAAAACTGGCGAAAGTATCGGTATTCCACAAACTGCAGATGCCGTATTCTCTTTGTGGCAAACCGAAGCAGAAAAGGAATTGGGCATTCTTAATTTTGGCATACGTAAAAGCCGATTCGGTGTCAATTTCGGAAAGCGTGCTTTTAGAATAGATTATGATACACTAGCTATTGATGAGATGGAAGATGTGTTTAGTAATACCGATTCTATCCAAGCAACGGACAATTTACTTGACAGATTAAGTAAAAAGAAATAACTGTGTTGATTTCGAAAACCAATAGGTAAATATTGTATATGGCTAAGAATAAAAAGATATTTTGTTTTACACATTACGACCTCGACGGCGCAGTTACTTACTTGGTAACCAAATGGGCGCATCCTGGTTATAAGATCGAATGTAAAGCATTAACCAGTGCTGATATTCGTCAAGAAATAAATCAATGGTTATTGGAACATAATTTTTCTGATTATGAAAAGGTATTCTTTTTGGACATGGATATGTCTAATGTATGTGATTTGATTGATCATGAAAATGTTTTAGTAATTGATCATCACAAATCACACGTAGATAATATGAAGTATACCAAAGCGGCCCCTATTGTAAAGGAATATCCCTCCGCATGTCTGTTAGCTTATCGCGTATTCAAGAAATTATATAACACTGAATTCACACCAGCACAAAAAACATTAGTGATCTATGGTAATGATTATGATTCCTATGTTAACGATCTCAAAGAATCTAAAATGTTGAATGTGATATTCTGGAATACGCAAAAATCTTTTGAGAATTTTATTGAAACATATGCCGATGGATATGTTCCATTCACCAAAGAACAATTAGCAATACATCGAATTTTTGTGAATGAAGTTGCAAAAATTACAGAATCGATGACAGTTTATCAAGGCGGACACGCAGATGACGATGGTGAATATCGAGTAGTCATAGCAACATTCGCGGATAAACATATAAATGATATAGCCGAATATCTAATGGGTAAATATGATTGCGATGTTGCGATTGTTATTAACCTCAAATCAAAACACGTAAGTTTTCGTCGGCCTAAAGATGGTACCATGAAATTAGATATATTTGCAAAGTATATAGCGGATGGCGGTGGCCATGAAGGCGCTGCTGGTGGTACTATTACAGACGTATTCTTGGATTTCACCAAGTTACTCAAACCAATATGAGCAGAATATACATAGAAGAATTTGATGCTGTACAAGACCATGTACACACCATAACGGATCGTGAACTTGATATGATAATTTTGAAGATGGGATCACTACTTTCCATCCTCCAGAACAAAAAAACAAATCACGCAAAGATGTTGATAGTGTTAATACAAAATGAAAGATTCAGAAAATGTTTTTTAAAAATAGCAGATTTAGAATGCTTCCAGCAATTGGTGCGTTCCTTGATGGAAAAATATCCCACTCTATGCGAATCCAAAGTTGTATCCGGAGCACTAAAACGTGATAACAAACATCGAAAAAAACTTATATAATACGTATTTGAGAATATCTAGAACGTCACAAAATAAGCCGTTCTCTTACAGAAAAGATTTTTCGGAAATGGACGATTCTTCTTTATTGTTTCTCAATCGGATCAATAATTTATTGTTCAAATATCCCCACATAAGTCCTGAAGATTATTTCCTGGCGCCCTTTAAGGTATATCCAAACGCGGAACATTTTACATTGGAATACTTTGCCGGCATGGGTGGCGTAAACGCCTACAGTTTATATATGAAGCAGTTACAAGAAATGCCACCCGATAGTGACGAACAACTAAAATTCATTCGTAACTCCCTACGCGTTATCGGATCGTTTTGCATCAAGAACGGGATAACGCTTAAAGAATATCCCACACACAAAACCGGAATTACTTACGATTGGATGAAACAAATTAAGAAGCACGAGATAAGTATATACGTGCTAATGGAGTTTCAGGAGATAAGTAATATTATAAAGGAGGTGGCCGAAGATGAGAAAGAGCTATTTCTGGGTGAAGTAGGAACGTATTACTGGGGTTATAAATCCAAGTACATGCAATCTGAATTTGCCAAACAATTAGTGAAAGAAGGAATAAGTAAAATAAATAAAATAGTGAATGAAAAGAAAGACTAGTGAAAATAACAAATAGTGAGTTATTATATATAAATAAGGAAAACAAGGAGTAATTATGAGTACAGATATTAAAAGTATGTTTGAGAGTATTAAGGCGTCGTTGAGTGTTGAAAAGACAGCGAATAACAGTTCGTTTCGTAACTTTTTAAAGATGGAAGTGGGCAAGACTTATCTTGTTCGTTTTCTTCCTAATATTGTAGATCCTAAGTCTACATTTTTCCATTATTCCCACCACGGCTTTACCAGCTTGGCAACGGGACAATATGTGGATGCAACATGCCCCCGTTCATTCGGTGATCGCTGCCCTATTTGCGAAGAGCGCTTTAAGCTCTATAAGACTAAGGCTGAAGACGATCGTAATTTGGCGTATACCATTCGTGCACATGAGAAACATTTGGTTAATGTGTATGTTGTTAATGATCCAACAAATGCAGAGAATGAAGGCACTGTAAAGATTTTGAGATTCGGTAAACGCATATATGACAAGATCTTGGATGCAACCGAAGGTGAAGACGCTGCTGAATTTGGTCCGCGCGTATATGATCTTTCGGAGAATGGTTGTAATTTCAAGATTAAGGTTGAATCTTCTTCGGAAGGCAATCGTAAGTTCACGAATTATAACAATTCACGTTTCACTGCACCGGGTGCAATTGCCAATATGACTCCTGAAAAGACTGCAGAAATTTATGCGGGTATCTTTGACCTTTCTAAGATTTTGGAAATGAAGTCTGAAGCAGAATTGTCGGATGTATTGAAGAACCACGTGTTCTGCACCGGTGCTGCCACACCAGAAGCTGCTCCTGCTAAGAAGGATACAGCTGCTGCCAAGAAGGACGTAACTCCTACCCCTAAGGCCGAGGCCAAGGAAGAAGTGAGTGAAGCTGCGGAAGAAACACCGGCGAAAGAAAAGCAGGCACCCAAGGCCAGTTCTACTACAGACCAGAAGATCAAAAATCTTCTTGACGGTTTAGACGCTATCTAAAACAACCAAATCCCGCCTCTTGACTTTGTCTTGAGGCGGGTTAATATATTCATATGAACAAAAAATTAAAAAAAGCAAACGAAAACATTCCTCAGACTCCAGAAGAGCTTACTAATATTATCAGCCGAGCTGCAATAGCATATGAAGCCTTTATGGATGCGCTTAAATTTGATTGGCGTTCTGATCCGCATAGTGCAGATACACCACGAAGAGTTGCTAAGTCATTTGTCAATGATATGATCAAAGGTTGTTACGAAAAGAAACCGATCATTACCGCGTTTGAAAACAACGAACATTATGACGGCATTGTTTTCCAGGGTGGTATTCCTGTTAAAAGTTTATGCTCACATCATCACTTACCTTTTACAGGACGTGCGCATGTTGCATATATTCCACACAAAGATGGTAAGGTAATCGGTTTAAGTAAGTTGAACCGTATTGTTGAATTTTATAGTCGCCGCCCACAAGTTCAAGAATCACTGACAATGCAAATTCATGATGCCATCCAGGAAATATGTCCAGATGCATTGGGTGTTGCTGTAATGGTTAGTGCGGTGCACACCTGCGCGTGTTTACGTGGTATCAAGCACGATGGGTGTGAAATGAAAACCAGTAAACTATCTGGCGTGTTTATCGACAATAAAAATTTGAGCAGAAATGAATTTTATCAATTTATTGCGGACATGGGCAAAAAAGGCTAAAATGACTAACAATAGAATCCGAAAAGATGACTTAGACGCTCTGGGTGATATGGCTGGATTGGTCGGCACATATATGAAGGACTATGCCGGAAAGGTGGAAGATGGTGGAGACCGTCGTAACTTATTTAAAGCCGGATTCGATGTCAGACGGACATTAGCTCAAGCACTTTTACCTGCGGATGATGATGCTGCACAGCAATTGGTTCCTGATAATGTTTCATTGGCGGCAATGCCAGATGTTACTGATACAGATAGACGTATGTTAGAAGCAATGGCAAAGAGACCAGAATCCACCCCACAGCCTGAATCTGCGCCAGCACCAGTACCCACATCCCCAATGGTTCAACGAGTTCCACAAGCATATGCTATGGAACCTGTAGCACCCATGCCACCTCCAATTCCTTCTAATCAAATGGAATTTGGTTTTGTTGAAAGGGTAGTACAAGGTTATGGTAGTGTTGGTGATGTAATAAAACATTTTAATTCACGCCTTGATAATGTAGAGGAATCTATTAGAATGATTAGAGACATGTTAATCGCAATAAAAGGTAACATGCCAAAAAAGCACAACAAGATAAAAAATGCACCTTAAAAAATTACATGAGAAAGCTAGTTGGCAGAAACTGAATGAACAAGATTTCAGGACGAAAACTACTGGTTTGATTTTGGAGCATGAAGAACTTCTTGAAAAGCTTGGTATAATTTCAGAATCTTTAACAGAACAAATTTTCGCATTACAGAAGCAGTTGGGCGTGATGAGTAATCAACACGCAAGATTAAATAAACAAATGAAATCAACCCAAAAGGTAGATGATGTCAACACTCACACTGAACAAAAAAGAAATAGTTGATCAATTTCTCAATCCCGTTAGTCGCATATCAGAAGAATGTAGTCTATCAGTTAGCGCTGATAATATATCTACACTAATCAATGATAATTCAGGCGTGATCATATTATACAGCAAGATCAAAACCAAAACAGGTTTAGCTGAAAATGAAAATGTCGTTTTGAATTTTAAAGACTTGCGCAAGCTCATCAAGATATTTGATTGTATCCAAGATGAAAATTTCACGCTAACTGTTGGCGATAACGCAAGTGTCATTAGTCACAAATCACCATCACTTTCATTCAAATTGCACTTAGTCATGGATAACGTGATTAAGAAATGTACTGTTAGTTTGGACAAAATAAGCAAGCTGACATTTGATAGTACCTTCGAATTGACGAGCAATAAGATTAGCGAAATACTCAAGGGGTGCATCTTTACCACTAACTCAGACAAAGTCTATTTCTACACGAAGGACGGCGGTGTATTCGCAGAGTTAACAGACAAGGCAAATCAAGACGTAGATAGTATTACATTTAATGTGGCTGGGAGTTATAATGGTGGCGATATCAGCACACCAC